CAGAGATATAGTGCTTCAGATCTTCCAGAACTAATGGAAAAGATCGCAAGAAACAGCATAGGGTTAGATGATTACATTCAACAATTTTGGAATACAAACACAAACGCTAACTATCCACCATATAATATCGTTCACGTAAACAATGTTGAATCCAGATTAGAAATTGCACTTGCAGGATTCAAAAAGAAAGAAGTCAAAGTTTACACAGAATATGGTAAGTTATTTGTAGAAGGTAAAAGACCAGATAAAAATACAGAGGGAAAATACTTCCATCAAGGATTAGCACAAAGAGATTTTAATAGATCTTGGTCACTATCTGATGATGTAGAAGTTAAAGATGTATCATTTGCAGATGGGCTTCTTACAGTTACATTAGGTAAGATTGTTCCAGAACATCATGCAAGGAAAGAATATCTTTAGTGGTTAAGGGATACGATTTATTTGGAGATCATGGAAGAAACTTGCCCACTCCTCACGGTAGTGGGGCAAGACCCATGTATGCTGACATGGGTAAGTCTTGTAGACCAGATCCAAATCGAAAGATTGAATATCCTCATGTTGTTGCTTTATTTACTTTAGACTCACATAACACGAGTTACTTCTTCAAAAGAGAAGACGGTACATACTATTGGTTACATGTTCGTAAAGGAAAGGATGATGTATATGTGGATGCTGATGAATTACAATTGGATCTTTTAGGAAATGATCCGATTCTAAGCACAGAATATATTATGAAAGCAATTTATTAGGGTTCTTGACGAACCCTCTTTTTATTGGTACAATGTATTTGTACAATTACAATAGGAGACCGACACAATGGCACCTAAAACATACGAAGTAAAAAAATTTGAAATAAGACATCTTGATTCTCCAAGACATAGATATTTGGATCTTCTTGATAGAGAGGAAAAAATGTTTCTTTTTCGTGAAGAAGATGATCCAATTTTAGAAAATTGTAGAGAGCATTACTTAAATGGATTGGGCACAAGAAAATTTGAAAATCTTTGTAAAATGAATTTTGGTATGGGAGATTATGAAACAGTATTAGGGTATACTACTGATAGAAACAATAAAGTGATACGTGTATTTGTTAACAAGTACATGGATAAGTTTCCACAAGGAGATACTGTTTCGGAAAGTGTTCATTGGCCACCGCAAATTGGTAAACCATCTAAAGGTGTAATTTTCAAGAGAGAATTTTATTATAGTTAATTTAAGAGGGATCTTGACGATCCCCTTTTTTAATGCTACTATATAAAAAGTAAATGCTATATCTAATGATGAATGATATTACACTTCATTCATCCTCGCATCTAGATTTATAACTATGAAAAACTTATTATTAACACTCCTTTTATTAGGATCGATTTTACCTTCAGTAGAAGCTGGAGTTTCTCCCGAAGGTATTCCGAGAAGACCACGAGATCACTACCCAGAGGGCCGTCCAAGACCTCGTAAACCAAGGTGTAAAAAACATGGTAAGGTTGTGGTATGTAAAATACCAAGAATACCTCGTAAAAAATGTACGATAAGAAAACCTTGTGTACCACCAGGTTACTATCGTCCTCTTCCACCAAGGGATCCAATGCCTACCTTACCTAATCCACCATTTGTTATTGGTGGGTAGTATCATATTAAGGAGATCTTGACGATCTCCTTTTTTATGTTATAATATAAGTATTGAATTTTATATAATCATGAATCGTAAAGTTTTTAATTCAGACGAATTAAATATTAAGTTCACACCAACTAAAAAGGGGAAAAAAAATAAAAAAAATGATTTTGATTCTCTAACTGAAGTTGGTCAATGGTATTTTTTACCATGTTCAGAGATGACAAAATCACAAGTAAAGAACAATTATAGACCTCAACCACCTTGTAGATTAAGATCTGAGGGTAGAAAATATAGAACTATAAAGGGTTATTATGGCCCTAATGAAGAATTGGGTGTTGTTGTTCAGAGAATTAAATAACATGAGCACACAACTAGCACTATTAAAATCTGGAGAAGAGGTAATTGCTGATATTAAAGAAATTCGTCAAGAAAAAACTGATGAATTAATATCATATCTTTTTAAAGATCCATATTGTGTAAAGATAAAAAAATCTGAAGTTTTGGTTGAAAATGAACTTAAACCAAAACATGAACTTGCATATTACAAATGGATGTCATTATCAAAAGATGATGATATAATTGTAAATAGAGATTGGGTGGTTTGTATAACAAATCCACTTGATTCTGTCAAAAAAAATTACGAGGAGAAAATGAATGGAAGACGATCTAATGATACAGACAGATCTACCGACGGATCAGGAGGTGGAACCAGCAAATACAATCCAAGTATTACACTTAGTGAATCAAATGATTCTAATAGCGGAGATTGATGAAGTTTTGGCAGACATTGGACAACCAGATTGTAAATTAATTAATCCATGTATTATAAATGATCCTCATGCAAATGAGAGAAATGAAATGGATGGTAAATTGGAAAAGTGGATGTCCGATCTAACTCCTAATAAAGAAATGTTTATAAGTTCTGATAAGATATTGACATTAGTTGATCCTACAAGTAAATTACTTTTTGAATATAATAAGACTATTGCATGAGGTTTTATACAAACGTCCATCAAAGGTTTGATGAGATTCTTGTTCGTGGATATGAAAACGGTAAACATTTTACTGCGAGAGAGACTTTTCACCCTACATTTTTTGTCCCTTCAAAAAGAAACTCTAAGTATAAAACTTTAGAGGGGCAAAGTGTTGAACCAATTAAACCTGGTAAAATATCTGAGTGCAAACAGTTTATAGATAAATATTCTGAGGTGGATAACTTTGATGTTTACGGAAACGACAGATATATCTGTCAGTATATTTCCGAAAAATATCCAGAAGAAGAAATCAAATTTGAT